AAGCAAAAGAAAATCAGGCACTAAAAGAAGAACCACTCAAGGATGGATACCACGACCACGGTAATGATGCCTTTCGGTATTTCATCATTAATAGATTTCCAATGCAACGTACAACAATGAGGATATTACCACGATGAATCTAATTAAAGACTTGCTAACACAAACAAAACTAAAGAATGCTAAAGGACGGCAAAACGAGATAAGAAAGTTCCTTAACTATTACTCTGGCACATCCACAGAAGAGTATATTACCGATTACTTTGCTGGAGAAGCATTTTCTGAAATTCCACCTGTAACAACAAACTTCACGAGGAAGTTCATAAATAAAATTAGTCGAATCTACACACTTGGTGCAAGTAGAAATGTTGGCAATATGACAGACAAGTATGCCAAAATGACACATAAGAAAGATGTAAGGATGAAACATTCAGAAAGAATGACTCGTCTTTTAGGAACTGTTGCTAATCGTGTATTTTGGACTGACAAGGGATTTGACTATAGACCTATCTATTACTTTGAATCGTATTTTGGTGAAGACCCATTCGTCCCAGAGGCGATTGTTTATCCTTTGTTGAACAAGGTGAATGATGTTTCCAACACAGATAAATCGCAATGGTCATATTGGGATGCTTCAAAATATTGTATTTTATCAGAGGAAGGGAAAGTCATTGAGCAACGTGAGAATCCTTATGGAATATTGCCATTTGTATTTACCCACAGGGAAGACCAGCTTGATTCATTCCTTGTAGAAGGTGCAACAGATATTATCAACTGTAACGAACACGCTAATATTGGTTTAACAGAGTTGAATCTCGGAATGAGATTTAATATGTTTGGACAACCTTGGATTAGTGGTTTAAATTCTGACAAAGAAATTTCAAGAGTTGGTTCAAACACCACACTTGATGTTGGAGAGGGAACATATAATATTGCATCTCCCCAAGGAAATGTAGAAGAGGCAATCCAAAACATTAAATTCCAAATTGAACTTGTTGCCTCAAACAACCACTTATGGATTCAATGGGCAGAATCGGGGGGAGAAGTTCCAAGTGGAATCTCATTGATGATTAAAGACCTTGAACGCAAAGAAGATTATTTTGATGATATTGCTCTTTGGAGATTGTATGAAGAAGACTTTTATCGTGTCGAGAGAGCCATTGCGAGTTACAATGATGTAGAACTTCCCGAAGAATTTGCAGTAGACTTTGAAGAAGTTGAATACCCAATGACGGTTCAAGACCAAATCCTTAAAGATGAATTTTCACTCAAACATAATCTAACTACCCATGCCAAGATTCTTTCAAGAGACAATAAAGATTTATCACAAGAACAGGCACAGTCATTAATAGATGAAAATAGGAGAGTAAATGAGTCAGAAAACCAACAGTCAATCTTTGCTCAATTCCGTCAGGAAACTTGATAAAATAAACGATATAGATATTGTATTAGAAGGTAATATTGCCGACATTATAGAAGACCCTATAAAATGGGGTGAAGAACAGGCTCAAAAGGCTTTGATAGAATCTCAAGACAAATATTTAGAGGCAAAAATATTAGGAAAGAAACTTTGGGATGAAATTAACGATAAAGACTAACTTCTCTTTTGGCAAATTGGCTGATAGTATGCCAGACCTGATAGATGACTATCTTGGAGGGTATGCCAAAGAAGCTGAGAAAGGAACAAAAGAGAATATCGACAAAGGGTTAAGCCCCGACCTTGAAGAATCCACAATCCAAACACGACAACATAGGGGACAACCCACAGACAAACCACTCTATGCAACAGGTAGGCTATATACAAGCATAAAGGCGAATAAAAACACATTATCCATGAAAGGATATGGAAAACTACACCATGATGGGTTCTCTCCCAAGAAAATACCTGTTGTTGGGAAAGATGGCGATGTTAAAACAAAAGGCAATAAGATTAGGTTTAAAAAGAACACAAGAAATATTGCAGTCCCAGCACGACCATTCATATCCACAACTGCAAAAGAGGCAAAGAAACTTGCCGATAATTTTTTCAAAGCCATTAGGAAGAGAATGAGAAAATAATGCCAGAATTAACACAGGAGACTATAGATGAAAAAGACAGAGAGTTATTACTTTGGGTTGCTCTTGGACTTACTTACGATGTTAGAATCTTCGCTGAAAGACTTGGACAACAGATTAACCAACTCAGAAGAAGTGGAGTTGATGAACAATCAATTATTAGGATTCTTAGCGAAGACCTTGGTGGGAACAGACGAGTGTTTGGCGAACTCAGAAACTCAATTAAGCGAGGAGTGGTTGGAGGAATTAACCAAGCATTCCGCCGATCTGGAACAATGGGGAGAAAGCTAAAATGGATTACCATTTCTAAGAATGTTTGTCCAGATTGTGAATCAAGGGCAGGACAAGTAGATACTTTAGAAGGATGGGAAGCACAGGGTCTTCCTTCAACTGGATGGAGTGTTTGTAGAGAATATTGTTACTGCCAATTAATACCCGAAGATATAGAAATAGACGATAAATTACGATTATGATTATTCAAGAATGGAAATGCGAAGAGTGTGGATGGGAATGGACAACCCTTATAGACTCACAAGACGATGGATATGACGAACAATGTCCAGAATGCCACCAATTCGATTCAACTTTAGTTGATGACGAAGACTAAAGCCTTGCATTAAGAGATATTTTTTCTTATATTAGTGTTCATCGCTCATAAAGAGGATGATTAAACAATAACTTGAATTAGGAGTTAATATGACTATATACAAAAAAGTTCCTATGTTTTTAGATAGGAACGAATTTCTCACCCCATTTGATAAACTATTTGACCAAGTAATTCAATCTCAATTCCCAAACATCGCACAAGAAACAGGCATATCCTTTGAACAAGGTGCTTTCCCGAAGGTAGATGTAGTAGATTATGATGAATCCATTGTAATTGTTACAGAATTGCCTTCAATGAGGAAAGATGGTATTAAAGTTTCTATCGAAGATGATGTTTTAACTATCTCTGGAGACAAACACAAGCTATTAGATGATGATGCTCGTTACATTCGTAGAGAATTAAAGCATTCTTCGTTTAAGAGGTCATTTCGATTAGGAGATGTTCTTGATGAAGAGAATATAAATGCCACTTTCGATGATGGTATTCTCAGAATAGAGATTCCTAAAAAGAATCCAGAGATGCCAAAGAAGTTAGATATAGATATAGCCTAATCTAAAATACTGGCAATATTATAGATATACTCTCTCTATATATACGTAAGTATATATATGTTCGCATTTTTTGGTATAGGGTAAGCTGTAAGTTCAACAATATCAACACAAATTTCTCTTACCCCACCCAATTTTCTGGTATAGGGGGTGTCAAAAACCCCCTTTACCCTATACTTAAAAACTGGACATGGCTTTTTCAGCTTCAATTATCTTGATATGCCAATCTTCTTGTTCTGATTTTGTCTTTCTTCCAACAGGCAATAATTCAACGCCTGCGTTTATGGCTCGTTTTCGCCAAGTCCATGCTTCTCGTCTTTTTTCTGAGGCTACTTTCTTCTTTTTTTCTTTTTTCTTTTTCATTGCCTTTGTTTCTACAGCGGGTTTTTCTGGCACTTCTGGACGTTGAGGAAACACCTCAAACTCTGCATCTTCAACTTCTCCATTATTACTAAGGAACTTTTCAAATGGACTTTGATGTTGTTTTACCTCTACTCGTTTTATGAGTTTGCCCGAATGCTCCAACACCAATCTTCCGGCTTGGACATTCCCCGATTCAGCCTCTCGAATCATAGACTGTAACACAGATGGCAATTTTGCTCCAAAAGTAACCATGTACTTCTCATAGAACACCTCTACAAATTCTGGGTCTTTCAACCAAGCGTAAATTGTGGCTCTTGTAACTCCCACTTCCTCCGCAATATCCTTTTGCGTCATTGAAGGTTGCATTACCATTAATTCTAACGCCCTAACCTTATCTGCTTTCCACTTTACTGGCAATTTATTCATGTTTTCTCCAATTAATTTATACAATATACAAACATTGACATTATTATACAACACATATCCCGCACACAATAAATAAACAACCACTATACCATAACACCTATAACAAGAAACAAAATACATTCTTTAAAAAACCTCTTCCAAATTTCTAACCTAAGTCATTGTTTCTCAATACTTTATGAGGAATGAGGGTACACACACCTCCCCGAAACACCATTCGCCTCTACCCCTGCCATTTTGTCATACCTTATTGAGACTGAGTCTCATTAGGAGGGGTTGGGATGATATACACTTTCAACATTATGATACCTTAGTCTGTACCTGTATATATTAATAGGACCTATTACTTTGTACTGTGTGCAAAATAAATTAAAAAAACACTTGCCGCTCATATATATATACATGTAATATTGACTAGCAACTAACAAACAAAAAGAGGTAAATAAAATGAGAGTTAAAAACATAACACAAAGCGAGCTGTCAAAAGCTATTAATACTATTAATGTATTACATGGATATAAAATAATTTTCAACAGATATCCTGAGAAAATCGGTAACTATTTACACTTCACTATTCGATCAGAAAAAAGCGGTATCCCGGGAGCAAGGATTTCACCCTCAGGGCGGAATCTGGTATCTGCGAGCTGGCATGCTCACGGATATTTATTTGAGGAATTACTCAATATTAACAACACTGCAGTAATTATTACCGCATCAAATAGAATAGATTCTGATGGCGGAAACTGGGAGGATCGGAATATCGGGTCTTATTTTCAGCCCGCTTATTTTTCAGAACTAAGTATTTTATAGAAGTTATTATGATTTTGATTTTGATGAGAACTTGCAGGCTCTGTTAGAAGAGTACGGCGAGTGGGTGGCTAGCTTAAAGTAAGTAGGGATAGCATAAACACTAACAATAACCCGTCTAAATTTTAGGCGGGTTTTTTTATTTAGTGATCTAATCAAAGGAAAGTAAATAAAATTTAGCCCTAAACGGTAGTTTTAAGCTTGTTTTATGGTAAATTGATACATACGTAAGCTAAAATAAAAAAGTGTCTTAAAATTGAAATTAGATAGCTTAAAATTGAAAATTAGAGAATGATCAATATCAGAAAAACAGCCATATTGAGAACGAGTCTCAATAACAAACATCCTAACCTAATGAGAATAAGTCTCAGTTATAAATAGGGTTATATCCCCAGTTATATATTTCAGTTTATATTTTGGGTTATATTTCACGGTTTATATTATTGACAAAACAAATTTGAAAATAATTAAAAAAACACTTGACACGAATAGATAATGTTCACGAAGTTCTTTTAGTACATAACAAACAAAGGAAAGAAAACATGAAAATAATAACAGATGGTAGAACTTTAAGAGCCATGATAAATCAGGGGTATATTACAGAAGCAAAATATGGTATGTATCCACAAGTAGATCACAATGGACGGAATGATTGGAATTTCACATATAAGGGTGAAAATTACAGATTGCAATATATCGACGGATCATTTTTTCCATTCGTTTTCAAAGAAGGAAAAATAAAATAATGAAAATAACATACGATAACGCAACCTATGACGTTTTTGTTCTAGATGATGGAACACTTGATACAGTCTTATTAGTTGATAATATAGAACATAGATTCGATGGTGAATACGCATCATATTACAGAGACACCGAAGGGT